ATACCTTGTATTCCTTGAATGCCTTGTGTACCTTGAGGTCCTGTTGTTCCTTGAGTTCCAGTTATACCTTGAATACCCTGTATACCTTGCGTACCTTGAGGTCCCGTTGGTCCAGTAGGGCCAGTTATACCTTGTATACCTTGAATTCCTTGTGCACCAGTAGTACCTTGTGTTCCTTGAATACCTTGTATGCCTTGAGTACCTTGAGGACCAGTTACGCCTTGAATGCCCTGCGTACCAGTTGTTCCTTGTGTTCCCTGTGTTCCTTGAGGTCCAGTAGTTCCTTGTATACCTTGAATACCTTGGATACCTTGTGTTCCTTGTGTTCCTTGAGGTCCAGTAGTTCCTTGTATACCTTGAATACCTTGGATACCTTGGATACCGGTATTGCCTTGGATACCTTGGGTTCCTTGTGTTCCTTGTGTTCCTTGGGTACCGGTATTACCTTGTATCCCTTGAGTACCTTGGGTTCCTTGCGTACCTTGAGGTCCTGTTGTACCTTGTATACCTTGAATTCCTTGAGTTCCTTGGGTGCCTTGTATACCCTGGATTCCTTGTGTTCCTTGAGTACCTTGTATGCCTTGTATACCTTGTGTACCAATTGTACCTTGAGTACCTTGCGTACCTTGTATTCCCTGTATGCCTTGAATACCCTGTATACCTTGCGTGCCTTGAATACCCTGTATACCTTGGGTACCTTGTACACCCTGTGTACCTTGCGGTCCTGTAATACCTTGGATACCTTGAGTTCCAGTTAAGCCTTGTACTCCTTGAATGCCTTGCGTACCTTGCGTACCTTGCGTTCCCTGTGTTCCTTGTGTTCCTTGAGTACCAGTATTACCTTGTATACCTTGAGCGCCAGTTGTGCCTTGTGTACCTTGTATTCCCTGAATGCCTTGGATGCCTTGAGTACCTTGAGTACCTTGGATGCCTTGAGTTCCTTGAGGACCGGTAGTTCCTTGTATGCCTTGTATACCTTGTGTACCGGTTGTACCTTGAATACCTTGAATTCCTTGTGTACCTTGAATGCCTTGTATTCCTTGAGTTCCTTGAGTTCCCTGTGTACCTTGCGTACCTTGTATTCCTTGTATACCTTGGATTCCTTGAGTTCCCTGGGTTCCTTGCGTACCAGTGTTACCTTGTATCCCTTGAATTCCTTGAGTACCTTGAGTACCTTGCGGTCCTGTTGTACCTTGAATTCCCTGAATACCTTGTATTCCTTGTGTACCCTGGGGGCCTTGTATACCCTGTGTACCTTGGGTACCCTGAATCCCTTGAATTCCTTGAATTCCTTGCGTACCTTGGATTCCTTGCGTACCTTGAGGGCCAGTAATACCCTGGATACCTTGGGTTCCAGTTATGCCTTGTACCCCCTGTATACCCTGTATTCCTTGCGTACCTTGTATGCCTTGGATACCCTGCGTTCCTTGAGTCCCTTGAGTCCCTTGCGTACCTTGTATTCCCTGTATACCTTGAATGCCTTGCGTACCTTGCGTGCCTTGAATACCCTGTGTACCTTGAATACCTTGAATACCTTGTATACCTTGTGGTCCTGTAATACCTTGAATACCTTGAGTACCGGTAGTTCCTTGCACTCCTTGAATGCCTTGGGTACCTTGTGTTCCCTGTGTTCCTTGTGTTCCTTGTATTCCTTGAGTACCTTGTACGCCTTGAATCCCCTGAGTGCCTTGAGAACCTTGTATACCTTGTATACCTTGAATACCTTGAATACCGGTTATACCCTGTACGCCTTGTATTCCTTGTGTACCTTGTATTCCTTGTGTACCTTGTGTACCGGTAGTTCCTTGCACTCCTTGAATACCTTGTGTGCCTTGTGTACCTTGTATTCCTTGAGTACCCTGTGTACCTTGTATTCCTTGTATTCCTTGTATTCCTTGAATACCTTGTGTTCCTTGACTACCTTGAGCACCAATTATGCCTTGTACCCCTTGAATTCCTTGAGTACCTTGCGTGCCTTGTGGACCGGTAATACCCTGTACGCCTTGAATTCCTTGGGTTCCGGTTAAGCCTTGAATTCCTTGAATACCCTGTGTTCCTTGTGTACCTTGAATACCTTGTATGCCCTGTAGTCCCTGGGTTCCGGTTGAGCCCTGAACGCCCTGAGTTCCTTGAGGACCGGTAGTTCCTTGTATGCCTTGTATACCTTGTATTCCTGTATTACCTTGTATTCCTTGGGTTCCTTGTATTCCTTGGGTTCCTTGTATTCCTTGAATGCCTTGGATTCCGTTATTACCTTGAATACCTTGAATTCCTTGAGTACCTTGTATGCCTTGCGTACCTTGGATACCTTGGGTTCCGTTATTACCTTGAATACCTTGAATACCTTGAATTCCTTGAGTACCTTGTATGCCTTGCGTACCTTGGATGCCTTGAGTACCGGTATTGCCTTGAATACCTTGAATTCCTTGTGTACCTTGGAGACTAAGATTAGTTCTATATTTAAAAGTTCCATCCGTATCAGTTACTACTACATTAGTTTCAGTTGAACCTAAAGGTATAGCCGGAACGGCAAGTGATCCGGAAATAGAGAGAGATCCTGTAACTTGTGAATTATTTAGGGCCTTTAGGCCGTTACGGACAATAAATTCATTCGCCATGTTTATCTCCCTTAGTTCACTTTCCCTAAGGTAGGGGTTTTATATATGCTAATATATTATATAAATAGTTAAAATCTTGTTTATAGCTAAATAAATCACTATAGAATCCAAGGAGATTGTTTTATAACAAAAGTAGGATTCAATTTATTTTCAAGCTTTTCTTTAAGGTCAGTCTTAAGGTTTTTTACACCCTCTTCTCCTAGCATGTATTCAACCCACTGCTGTATTATAGGTGATGTTAAGTCTTGAAAAGGAATAAAGCTTCCAGAAGGTGATATCGGAAGTATCTCTTGAAATCCACCTACTGATCCACTAACAGACCCTATAGTTGCTCTAAGTTCGTAAAAAACTTTAGTAACAACATCATTATGTTCAGTCGATGTAGGGCTAACAAAAAGTGGATTAAACTGCCAAGTAAAGGTAATATCTGAAAGATTCAAAGCCATTAATTTTTATTTAAATAAGTCTATAAGTTGTTTTTATATTCCAAGTATCTCCATTTATTGTTGCTCTTAATAAAGCATTAGCACCACTTAAAGCTACACTCATTGTAACAAGTGTAGTACTTCCAATGTCTGTTGTTGAATTATCAGTAAAGTTTACATTACTACCATCCCAGACAGACATCACTGTACCAGCTCGAGCATTACTTCCGCTTGAAGCTACATAATCAAAAAAACCAGCTCTAAATGAACCTGTGGATATATTGACAATTGTTGTTGTACCTACACCAGCTAAAGCTCCTTGAGCTGAATATAATGAAGATGAAATATTAAATACTGAAGCGGCAGAAGCTGAAGCAGCAGTTCCAAATAAAGAACCAGTGAATGATTCAGCTACAACATTTGTAGCTACTGTTAATGAGTTTAAAGAGGCATTTGAGCCACTTACGATGACTTTTTTCCAATTCGGCATAGTAATACAAATTTACACTGTGGTTAGATACATACACTTATGCCGTGTATATGCCTACTTCCTTTCGGCCTACAGTACTTTCCTTCATATAAATATCACAGAATCAGGGTAGCTTAACGTAATAGTCTTGAAGTTTTAGCACTAATTCAAATATCTTTTGAACCTGCTCTCCTTTGAAATGAGATTCTCTTATTAAATTTAACAAAGTCTCAACCTCAGGTTTATTAAGACTTAAGACAGGTAAAGGAGCCTTATGGAGCTCCTCTACACGTTTATTATTTACTACTACGTTATTTGCGTTAAAACCCATAACTACTCTTTTGAAAACTCTATTAAGAATATATCCAAATTGTTTCGTCATTACCTATAAATATATTACCTTTTGCAATGTACCTACCTGGTGCTGTTGTTGGATCTCCGCTTGAACCTAAAACCGCTGCTGCCATAAATGCATCAGGTGTATAAGTACTTTGATTGGCGGTAAATGAACCAGTTAATCCCCATCTTGTAGTTCCGCTATCGAATGCAAATAATTCGCCTACATTCTGTGTTCCTTGCTGTACTACGATACCCCCATCACCTGCTGCGTTTGATCCAGAAGCAAGAAGAATAAATCTATCTGCAACCTCAAGATTTGTTGTTTGTTGGAAGCTAGCAGTACCGAATACTGTTAAATTATTACTAACTACTAAATTGTTACCAATAGTAACGTTATTAGGTAACCCGATTGTTAGGGTTTGGGAGGCAGCTGATGTTTCTATTTCATTAGCTGTACCGGTAATTGTAAATACCTGAGTTAAAAGATCTACATTACCGCTTCCGGTTGAACCAGAGAAGTCTAATTCAGTTACAAGGCCGGTTAGTTGTGAACCGTCTCCTTTAAATGATCCGCTAAATGAACCAGTTAAGCTTGAATTTGCGCCTGTAAGTACTATCGATGTATTACCGGTTATTAAAGTACCGTTATCAAAGAGACTCGAATTGGTAAACTTATTATCTGTGTCATTCCACTTTGTAATAGCGTTTTGAGAAAGTTGAGCAGCACCGCTGACTTCTACTGTTACGTCAGTACTACCGTTGAAAGAAAAAGCATTAAGACCCCCGCCAGCTACTTGAGATAAAGTACCTTTTGTTCTACCTGCAATTGAAGCGCTTACGGCATGAGAGGCAGTAAGTATGCTATTCATACCTAGAGGGCCATCTACCCCGCTACTTAAAATATAAGAAGCAGTAGTTGCGGTAAATGAACCGGTACCTTGATAAGTGAATAAACCTGTAGTTGTATCATAAGAAACTATATTCGGCTTATTTGCATTAGTAAGTCCTAAAGCGTTTACCGAGCCGGTTACAGCTAAGTTACTACTAATACTTAAATTACTTAACTGAGCTACACTTCCCGATACTATTACTTTTTTCCAATTTGCCATTTTTCTGTCTTTTTATTTTAATAAATAGTTAATTTTAATCTAAACCTACATAAAGATTAGTTGATGTAAACCATATTCCTCCATTAGGTGCAGTGCCGGTAGGAATCGCTGATTGAGTCGCGAACTGTACAACACTTTCGCTTACTGTAAATACAGGCTGTTGTGTCTGTTTATTTCTAACATAAAAATAATTGCTATATATGTCTACAATAGTAGCTGACCCGGTTACGAAAAAAGTACTACCTGTGTAAATTAAATCAGATGACGCTGTAGCAGCATTAGTCGAACCGTCAGAAATAATTAATCTACCAGGTCCTGCGTTGTTGATTGTATTAAAACCCTCCCCAGATGCGCCTACTGGTATAAATGCAAATTGATCTCCTTCAGCGGGGTCGTTACCTGCTGAAGTTAACTGTGATACTCCATAACTTTCGTAACCAGATTCAGGGGGTGCTACGCTTGTAATTTGTAGTAGTTTAAAGGTACCTGCTTCTGCAAGGCTTACAAGTTTTATTACTGTACCTACTGTTAGATTATCTAAATAACCTGAAAAACTTACGTTTGGATCATACGCAAAATTGTCGAACGATGCAGCAGTAGGAGATGATGACCAGTATTGATTTAGTTTAAAAAATCCGTTACCAGGATCTACTCCTGTATTTAAACTTGATGTATATTTCCATATAGCTAATTGTCCCCCATTCTCTGCACTCAGGGAAAGACCGTTTACAAATAAAGCGCCGCTTATATTTGTACTTCCTGTTACATTTAAGCTACCACTTATAATAGCGCTTCCAGTAAAAGGGAAAGATGATACGTTAGCAACATACGATGCTGTAAGAGCATAAGAAGCAGATATAGCATTTGAGATTGAACCGCTAAAATAAGAAGCAGTTAAAGCATGTGATGCTGTAAGAGGAACAAGACTTGTTAAATTTACTAAAAAAGTTGAACCGTCTCCTTTAGTAAATGTAATAGAAGGATTAGAAAATGAAGCTGTTGTAATTAAAGACCCTGTAGCCGCTCCTTGTATAACCGATGCGGTAGCAGCATAAGAAGAGGTCCCAAATAATGAACCGGTTAATCCTGCAAAGAAATTAACAGTATTTAAAAAGTTTGCAGATCCACTTACTCCAAGACTACCTGAAATAAGGATTGTACTACCGCTTACTCCATTTAGAGCGTAAATAATTCTGAGAACCTGTTCGGACTTAATTAATTGACCGGGGGATATACCGGAAGTTGATATAGTATCTGCCACTCTATGAAATTTGATTATAAATAGTTCGTTCCGTAACAATAAGAAACCTACCTTACTGCACCTGTTCGGTTGTAAATACTATTTTACATATATTATAAGTTTTTCCTGAAAGCTGTGCTAAATAGGCATTTAGCGAATCCGGAATAAGGTAACCGTTGACAGTTAAATCAAATTCAGTTCTTACCAATCTATCTTCACCTTGATCATAGACTTGCGCGTCATTAAACGTCTCAATTTTTGCAAGAAACTGAAATGAATCGGGGTCACCCCAGTATGAATTAGAAGCAAAATTTACAGCTTCTATCAACTTATTCATTTGTTCAACATAGTTTGTCCACATTATTACTGTATAATTTACAGTAACATAGTCAGGCGTAACTACAACCGTATATTCTTTCTGCGGCTTTTGATTTTGCAAAACATTGAAGTTATCATATACGTTTCTTTTTGAGAAAGCCTTTTCGTATAGTTGAACATTTTTAGCAACATTACCGTCTATTTTATTTCCGAGCGTTCTATTCTGTACAACTGAAGATCTTTTAAAAACTAAAAGAGGGGACATTATTTTTGCTACATTATTACGATAGTATCCGTCTTTTTGTATTGATTTCCATTTTTCAGGTGAACCGTATATAACGGGAACAAGTACCGTAGAATTGTTTTGAAATACCGTAAGCTTAAGAACGTTTGCAAAATGGTACATTATTGATTGATCAATATCTTTTAATCCTATTGAGTATTTTTTGTCTCCTGTAGGTTCAAAAGCAGTTTCATATGCCCTATTAAATTCAGGTTGTCCTGGTTTGAAAGGTTCAGAAAAAACTATATTTGGATTGCCATACTGCGGATCAGCAGGTATGATAAGTTTATTCATAAACTCCCTTCTATTCTCTGGACGTACTATTTGTGGCATATTAGAGTCTCTGTTGTGTTATACCTAATCTTTCAGGTGATGTCATATGGGTGGTTAGAATGATAGAAAAACTAGTACCAAAGTTGTTTAATCCTTCAGAGTAAGAATAATTGGGATCTTTTCCAAGGAAAAGCTGATTTTCGTTAGTATTATCTACTTCGTAATATAATTCGTTATACATAATAATATCACCGGTCTCAGGCACTATATTAGCTAATTCTAGATCTGGCTTTAAAAATCTAAAATCTACTTCCCTTCTACTATCAGGTCCGAAATTATTATCGGTAATTGTTGAGAAGTCGCCCCTGACTATTAAACAGTTTAAAAGTACCGGGCCGATATATTGCTTAACGGATGATTCGCCATAGATATTCGGAGGGGATGAGGGTATTACTATCTTATAGTAGCCTATTTGCTGGGTTACTACGTTATTTACAAACTCGCCGGCTACGCCAAGTTGCATTGTTGCATCTCTTACTGAACCGAATAGTGCCATAGTTATCCGATATATACCATTAACGGTATACTATTTAAAGTATCGTTAAGAGAATTGTTTTCAGACTGTTTTCTTTCAAGCTGCTTCTGTCTTGACATGTCTTCGAAGTCAAGCCGTAATTTTTCACGTAAAGCTACTTGCATTTCTTTACCACGTGAGATTAAATCAGCAAAATTGAGTGTAGCTTCTGCCCCTGGAATAAGTACAGTTTGGTATTTTCCGCGTATCAAACCAAGCAATTCAGAAGTAAGTGCAGCTGTATATTCTTTGATCCATTGTTTGCCCGGTTGATTAATATAGGAGTATGTGATTAGACCGTATGGAGCTAATGCTGCATTTGCTACTAGACCTTTATTACTGCCGTATGGGCTATTTTCTGTCAAAGACATAAGGTCTGATTGGAATGCATATTGAATTGAAATACATGAACGGTATCCGCCATAATTACTGCCTAGAGGTACTGGAGTAATTCTTAAGTTAGTTCCAATAAGCTCAAACGACCATTCAGGAAGCCGTACGTCATTTGACATTTCTAATTCTTGAATTCTTTGAATATCCCAAAATACAGGATAATAAGTAGCAGCGTTGTTCCCTCCGCCCATAGCTCCGTATCCGCCCCAACTACCAGGCCATGCACCCGATCCACCTAATTGAGGATAATAAGCACCATACCCGTATCCGTAAATCGCAGGCGGTGCTTGATACATTATTCTTTGAATTACTATTCTATCTCCCGGACTCATACTCTGTGATGCTACTGCCCAGTCGTATACGTTATAGTTTTGCTCTCCAGATATAAGTTCCAACGAACCACTTCTCCAACTTATAAATCCACCTACTCCTGCTACTTGACCGTAAGTTTCGGCTATATTAACCAGGTTGGTTAAGTTAGGCGAGACTACAATACTGTTTAATAGAGAGGAAGTCGGCTGTCCTTCAAGCGTTAGGTAATTGTCTTTTATCTTAAGTTGATATAATTCTTCGGCGTAGATTGAAACGGCTTCTTCAAAACAAGCGTAAATCGATCCGGACTGTAGTTCAACGTCGAGTACGGGATATCCTAGTTTCCATGCACAGTAGTTTGCTACTTTTGGTCCATCGGTTTGATAATCTGCGTCATTATCGTAAAATCCAAATGGGGTACTGCCTGAAATTGGCCCTGGATCGCCGTTATAAATTATTGGATTAGCCATTTTTTAATCTCTATGATCTAAATAAATTTTTAAAATATCTTCAACGATTGGATCGCGATGATTAGTTTTCAGAGTTACAACTGAAAAACCTATTACGTTGGTCAAGTTATTACATATAAATCCAAAACCTGATAATTTTTTATCTTTTAAATCAATCTGTGCAGTATCACCACATATAATCATTCTTGATCCTTCACATATTCTACCAAGAATTAGCTCCATCTGCCTGTGTGTAATATTTTGGCCTTCGTCTACTACTACACAGCAGTTTGTAAGATTCCTGCCTCTCATAAATGCTACCGGAATAACCTCTATTCTACCTTCAATAATTTCTCTATCTATCTTTTCCTTATTATAGAGCCTATACATATTATCGTATATAGCTGCTGTATAGGGAGCTAGCTTAGCGTCTTTATCTCCGGGCATAAAACCTAATTCTTCTCCAGCAGTTACGGCAGGTCTAGTTAGTATTACCTTTTCAACCTGTCCGGTAAAGAGTAGATCGAGTGCAGCTTGAGCAGCTACTATCGATTTTCCTGATCCTGCACTACCTTTTAGTACTGTTATCTTGTTTTCAAGAATAACTGATTTCGCAACTTTCTGTTCTTCATTAAGTGTAACCTGAAATTTAATTGGATTCTTAAGTTTTTTCTTTCTTGTAACTGTTGTTGTCACCATGCATAGACCGTTTGATATAAATAGTAAGCAAAAGAGAATAAAAAACCCTCAAAAGAGGGTTCTATATTATATATTTTCAAGGATTTATATTAGGGGTGGGGGTATTGATAAGAACCTGAGTAGAGAACGGCGATACCGGATGACTGTGAGACTTCAGTAATTGCGCCGAAAATACCGTTACCGGCTGTAAATGATGCGCTAATCGGTCCTCCAGTTAGACTGCTGAATGATATTATTGCGGTAGTATTTGTTACTGGTAGATACCAAAATGCATCAGCTTTTGTATTTATTGATCACTGACGATTGTACCACCGTTTAATCCGTATGGATCTCTGCTTAAATCTAACAGAGTAGGCATTAATAATTTTAATATAAATAGTAGATATAAGTATAAAAAAAACCGGCCTTACAGGGCCGGTCTTTATTTTTTAAGCTAGTCTGAATTAGCTAGCTTGAGCTACGTTTAAGTTAGCAACGTATACCTTACCGTAGTATTCAGGACGAATCATCTTCTTAGCGTAGCGAGTCATAATACCTTTTCTTGGTGTAAAGGTATCTGGATCGTACACTAGAGGTGTCATAATTAACGGTACGTATGGAGCGTAAACGGCACCACACTCTAGGAATTGGTTACCACGGAACCCTAATAGAATAGTGTTCTCGGTCATATAAGGGTTCTTGTAAACCTTATAACGACTGTTTAACTGACCAATTTTCTGAACGCCGAATGCATATTTCATAGTATCTGCAGCACCATCAGTATCAGCTGCAAATCCAGGAATAGATTCAAGGATTGTAGCTACAGTTGGTGAACATACTAGGAAGTTAGCACCGCCACGTAAAGTCAGTTGGTGGATTTTATTAGATACAGCTTGAAGCTTAATACCTAAAGTTTGGAACCAAGACATCTGGTTATAGTAAGCACCAGCAGTATTGCTAGTGTAAGCAGTACCAGCTGCGTTAATTTGGTTACCAATCTGTGCAGACCAGTTTGCAACTGTCTGAGCATTCTCGATTAACATATCGAGGATCTCGAGATCGATCTCAAGAGAGATATACTCTGAAAGCATACCGGTTAACTCTGCTTCAGCATCAAGAGAATGATAAGCATTCAAATCTTGAGCGAATTCCGGAGTCCATTGTGCTTTCAACTTACGTGTCTTAGCTGAGATGGTCTCTGACTTCATCTGAACGTTAATCTCGGGTATAACGATCTGAGTTGAAGAAGCAGCGTTCGGATTAGAGAATGGTGTTGGTGTATCGCCAGGAGCATCTTCAAAATCACCGCGAGTTTGGAAATTGGTTTGCTTATTGTAGAATACAATAATTGAACCGGTTACAGCATCGATAGCTGCTGCATTTGATCCGCTTACATAGAATAAGATATCGCCACCGGATAAAGTAGTAAAATCATTAATCAAAGTAGAAGGGGATAGTATAGCAGAGCTAGCGCTCAATTCGAAAGCACGGATACCGTTAAGGTCAGGGGTGCTTAAAGAAGCAGTAGGAACTGCGATCTGAATCATCTTGCTATCTACAACAGACTGAGAGTAGTCATTGTTGAAGTTAACGTTAGCAAAAGTTGCGGCAGTTGTTACAACTGTACCTGCAGAAGCAGAAAACTGGTTGATAGAATATCCGTAACGGCCTTGACCATAAAGACCACCAGAGGCTAAGTTACCGAATCCGCTAGTAGCTGTTTGGTTTAGAGTACCATAAACAGATTGTCCCTTTACGAAAGGCTTAGGGATGTTGTTACCATACTGGAAATCTAAGTAGAATACTAGACCAGCAGGAAGGTTCATTGGCTGTACGCTAACGAACTCTTTAGATGCAATTTGTCCGAAGATCTTACGAACGAGAGGTAAAGCTACACCAGCCCACTGCTCACCATTACCAGGAGTAAAAGTTGCACCGTTGGTTACGCCACCACCAGTTGTAGAAGATTCAAGTACGAGTTGTTTTGCTTGGTTTTCAAGAATAACGGCCATATTAGTTCGGTCGTAATCTTTCAAACCCTCGAGTAGGCCGGACTTAGCCCACTTCTTAGCAAGTTTCTGACTAACCCCCATTTGATCGGTATATGGGTTAGCGCTTTCTAAAAGGGAATTAACTAGGTTTGACATTTTTTTAATGTTTAGTTTAGAGATTGTTATTTTTTTATTCCAGCAAGCTGTTGCCATCTTGATACAAAAGCATCGGCTTCAACAATCGGACGAGCTGGAGCGCTACCGATTGGTTTTGATGCAAAACCTACGGATTCTTTAAGTGAAGTTTTTTTAGCTTCTACACTAATTGACTCAAGTAAAGTTTTGTAAGTATTCTCAACCTCTTTGATTGTTGTTGTTCTGTCAAATGCGTTGATTACTTTCGTTTTTTGTGATTCAGAAAGATTTTTTGCCTTGAATATTTTATTTACATATAGAAGTTTTGCACTGAAAAGATTGATTTCATTAAGTTCGGTTTTAAGTGCTTTTATCGTTTTAACAGCTTCATTAAGCTCTTTCTTAATTTCTTCAACCTTGTAAGTGCTTTCGGCTTTAGGATCGATCTCACCACCCGGTCCTGTACCTTCATCTACTTTATCATTGTGGTGATGCTTTTTCTTAACTTCTTCCATTTTATGCTCTTCTTCTTCAAGTTCAGCTAGAATTTCATCAAGAGAGATTTCTTCTTCTCCTGCCTCCATTTCTCCGCCGCTTCCTAAATCTGTTGCAAGTTCAGTACCGCCATCTAGTGATGCTCCAGGAGCCATATCACCGCCCTGTAATTGCATGAATACATCACGAATGATGTCTTTCAATTCACCTACAGTAATATCAACTACTTCTTGCTCTTCACCGCCTCTAGCCGCTTCGATGTCTTTAGTAAGGTCCTCGCCGGCTTCTTCAGCCTCGTCGTCTTCTTCTTCTTTTTCATCATCAGCTTCGTGAAGTTTTCCATCGCCATGTGATACTCCGGCGCGTTCATTATAACCGGTTGCACCTCTGCCTGCTTTTCCAACGTAGCCGTCTTCGGGAACGTGTCCTTCATCGACTGTGTGATCTCCTTCTTCGATATTTTCTTCAGAAAGAGCATCTAGCTCGGCTAAGATTTCATCTAGTGTAGACTCTTCCATTTCAGTAGCATCATGTTTTTTATGATGCTTCATGGCTTCTTCCATTTCAGTAGCATCATGTTTTTTATGATGCTTCATGGCTTCTTCCATTTCAGTAGCATCATGTTTTTTATGATGCTTCATGGCTTCTTCCATTTCATTATCCTCTTCCATGGTGTCGTGCTCTTCTTTTGTGAGTTCTTTTGCCATGGTTTCCTTGATGAAAGGTTCAAAATGCTCAGCGAGAGTAGTTCTGGCGGCAGCCATTGCAGTCTCACGAACAGCCTTTGCGTCAAGGATTGCTTGCTTAAACAATTCTTGATTTTCCATCTTAAATTTGTTTCGGGGATTGCTAATTAGAGTGTAGCAATATAAGGGTGTATAGAATACGAGATGCCATATTAGGATGGCATACGTTCATAAATATCTCTGCCTGTACGGAAAACCTTGATTCTTAGTGAAAATTTTTTTATTCAGGTAAGCCGTAAGGGATTCCAAGTACTCCGTGTACGGCTTTTCTAAAGGCTTTTTGAGATTCTAATTGAATTGATTTCATAACTACTTCCTGAAGTGCTGGGTTATTAATCAATAGCGGAACTTTTCCGTTACCCGGAGTATGAAAAAAAGCGGTTAATTCGATTTTCATCATTCCGTTATCGTCAATATCTAACTTCACCGATGGTAGATCGTCTAAAGGGTTAGGGTCTTCTAAAAAATTATGCTCGTGCTCAACAACCCCTGCAAGCTCTTGCAGTCTTTTTACTTCGGTAAGTTGTTGTTTCATGATCGTTATTTTATACAGCAAACACCTGATTGAGTGCAAATAATGTCAGAAATTAATTATTTAGGATTTCTTATTTTTTAAAAATAAGTCTTACTACGGCTATCAACTATTTTATCTACGTCGTAGTGTAATTCAGCTTTAATTTGTTCAATTTCTTCTCCATCCTTTATTTTACTATCTATCCAAGGACCAATAGCTTCTTCTAGCATATCCATAAAATACCCGCCTCGATCGTAGTCTGGTTCGAATGCTTCGTTTGATTGTGATTGATTAATCAATCCAGCTATATGCTGCATTTTCCTAATTTCGTTAAGATGTTGTTTCATAGTTGTTTTATTTTATACAGCAAACACCGCTTTGGGTGCAAATAATATCTGAAATTAGTCTATTAATACTGTTTTTCCTACCCTCACCGCCGTTTGGATCATAAGATTCATTTAATCCTTCCAACGGTTTTACATAAGCACCATATGTTGAAGGTGTAGAAACGAAATCCCAGCAAATCAATTCTAAGTCATCTTCTACTTGAACAAGACCTTCACCTATTGGTGAAACCGACCCCATTGCACGTGAAGAGACACCGACTGTAATATTGTTCATAAATAATTCACGTAGTATATTACCTGAAGGTGTATCTAAAACTTCAAACTCACCCATGAGATTCTTACCATCCCACCAGAGTCTAGTAATATTATGACAAACATTCTTAAGGTTAATAACAGAAGATTCTGGGTGATCAAGCTCCCCAAGCGCCCTTCTTTCAGCAATGGGTCCGTCGATATAGAGTTTTACTTGCTTAGCTAAAGTATCAAAGTCGTAGATACGCTTGTTAGCATTAGGTCTATCGGCAGCCTGTACGAGACCGGCTACAATAAGTGGGGCTTTAGGATTCATTCTAGCCTCGTGTAGTTGCCTAGGTAAGGGTGTGAATGGTAGATATTCTATTAAGACTTGCTTACTCATGAGCTGATTGTTGTAACGATGGGATTAATACCGCCTTTAGATTGATTCTTTATACTTCTAGCTAAACTTTGGCCTTTTCCTGTAGCAGTTGCGCCTAAAAAGGTTCCGTCAGCCGCTTTTACCAGATCGCCGGCTTCTTTAGTCAACGCTTTAATAAGTTTTTCTTTCAGATCTTTAATTTTATCCTCTTTCCTAATAACGGTAGCACGTAAGCTAGCCTCTTCTTCTTCATCGCCTGCTGCTTGCTGCCCTACAGGATCTTCATTGAGCTTTTCTTCGTTATTGCTCCATGGAACCATTGTACGAGGTTTCATTTCGCTAGAAGGAAGCTCTGTAGTAGTCTTTTCAGGCTTAACTTTTGTAAGTACGTTTTTTTGTAAATCTTCTTTATGGCCATCTTGCCATTCTACTGTAGCAGTATGACCATCAAAATCAACTACTTTACCGGGGGTACCGTTACCTTTTTTTTTATAAACCTCGTTACCCTTATGAATCTCTTCGTGATGAGGATTTCGGGTAGTCATTTCATCAAGAATATGTTCTTTGAGAGCCATTACTTTTTCCTTACCGGGAGTTGCAAATGCTTCAAGTTTTCCTTTCGGAGTTTGAGTCATTACAGGTACCTTAGCAGTCTTAGACTTTCTTTTTTCTTT